AAGGTCAGAGACATGAAGACAGGCAACATACTTCGCACAGAGATACCCGTCCTGGATCAACACGAAAAACTCAAGTACGTAATCGTTGATGATATCTGTGACGGAGGAAGGACCTTCATCGAGTTGGCCAAGGCAATCCACAACAGCCGCCCTACAGCAGAAGTCTACCTGGTAGTTACTCACGGCATCTTCAGCAGCGGCTTCTTAGAGCTGAGTAGAGAAATCAAGAAAGTCTACTGCACGAACAGCTACTCTGACCGCAACGACATCGAGCACGATAGTCAATACACAGTTGGTAAAGAATTCTTAACACAATTCAACGTATTCTAATGTGTTAATAACTTTGTGAAAAAAAGTTTGCTACTATCAATTCAAATGGTTAATTTTGCTCTATAATAAAAAATAAAGGTATATGAACCCACTATTTCTTACCGACGGCTACAAGACAGGCCATCACCAACAGTACCCCAAAGGTACCACTCGTGTCTACTCAAACTTTACTCCTCGCTCGAACAAATACGCGCCTAAAGGTTGCGACCGTGTTGTTTCATTCGGCCAGCAGATGGTTATGAAGCAAATTCACGAAGCATTCCAACGGGACTTCTTCTCGCAGCCAAAAGAACATGTCTGCAACGAAATGAAAGAAGAACTCTCGATGTACCTAGGAATGGACTACGACGTCAGCCACTTCGAAGCACTGCACGATCTCGGCTACTTGCCTATCGCAGTTCAGGCGCTTCCCGAAGGAACGCTGGTTCCTATCAAGGTTCCAGTCTTGACGATCTACAACACTCACCCAGATTTCTACTGGCTGACCAACTACCTGGAGACGATCTTGTCGAACTTGCTTTGGAAACCCATGACAAGCGCAACCATCGCTCACCAGTATCGCAAGGTTCTGACCAAGTGGATGGAAAAGACCGATAAAGAAAATGCTTGGTTTATTGATTGGCAAGGGCACGACTTCTCGATGAGAGGTATGGACTCTGCCGAAGCAGTAATCTCATCTGGCTTGGGCCACCTCACATCTTTCTCTGGAACCGACTCGCTTCCCGCGATCCACGGAGCCCGCAAGTACTACGGTGCTGAAGGTTTCGTCGCCGGTTCAGTGCCCGCAACCGAGCACTCGGTAATGTGTGCTGGAGGCAAGGAAGATGAAGAATCCACCTTCCGCCGCTTGCTGGAGACTTACCCCAAAGGAATTCTTTCGGTTGTATCTGATACTTGGGATCTCTGGAGAGTCTGCACTCAACATGTGGTGGCTCTGAAAGAAGAGATCTTGGCCCGCGATGGCAAGTTAGTTATTCGCCCTGACTCTGGTGACCCAGTTGATATTCTTTGTGGAGATATAACAATAGCGGTTGAGAATGGCGGTATTGAAACTCCAGCATCTAAAGGCGTAATTGAATTGCTTTGGGATGTATTTGGAGGGACTGTAAACGAACAAGGTTACAAGGTATTAGATAGCCACATAGGAGCAATCTATGGTGACTCTATCACTATCGAAAGAGCTGACGAGATCTGCCGACGCTTAGAGGCCAAAGGATTCGCCTCGACCAACGTGGTTCTGGGGATTGGGTCCTTCACCTACCAGTTCAATACTCGAGATACATTCGGCTTCGCAATGAAGGCAACCTACTGCGAGATTGGAGGCAAAGGTCAAGAGATCTTCAAAGATCCTATCACCGACGACGGCACCAAGAAATCTGCAACCGGCTTGCTCTGCGTGACTCGAGACGAGTACAACGGAGAGTACATGCTGACAGACCGAGTTGATTGGGCAACCTCTCAATCAGGTGATCTCAAAACAGTTTACTTGAACGGAACTTTTGAGAACACAACAACTCTGGCAGAAATTCGCGAAAACTTAAAGAAAAGCATCTAATGATGGACTTATTCAATATGATCGACCAAGCGATCGCAAACGATCTTGGGATAACGGTAGACGAGTACGCTGCTCGAGCTGAATGGCTCTTGGACACTGACATTGACAAAGGACAAGAGATGATCATCGCAATCATGGACGAAAAAGAAGACGCTTGCGCAAAATTCATGGAAGCAACACAAAACTACCTATTCTAATGAAAGTCATATTCTTAGACATAGACGGAGTTCTCAACTGCGAAGAAGCTTACCGAGCGGGCGAGTGCCAATACCAAGAGTGGGTATGGGAAGACGGTCGCAAGGACCATTACCAGAGGTTCTGTTCTTGGAGCAAAGAATGGCTGAACAAACTTATCGAAGAAACCGACGCTAAGATCGTCATCAGCTCTACTTGGCGGATGAGTGGTATCGAGTTCATGAAGAAGGTCTGGGAACTCGAAGAGATGAAAGGCGAGATCATAGGGATCACACCCAGTCTGCGGTCCAAAGACATTGACATACCAAGAGGTCTGGAGATCGACTATTACCTGGAGAACGACCTAAAGTTCCACCACATCAACTGGAGTCGTGAAGAACAAGACCGCATCATTCGCGAGTCGGGTGTTGATAACTATGTAATCATCGACGATGACTCTGACATGCTGTACAAGCAGCGCCACCACTTCATCCACGTCCTGCCTTCGCCCAGGAACAAGCGTGGGTTCGACCGGGCTCATTACGTACACGCTATGGGAGTACTGGGTTGGACGGTATCGGATATTACGTACCGAGAAAATTGTTAATAACTCTGTGAAAAAAAGTTTGCTAATATCATTTCTATTGGTTAATTTTGCTCTATAATTTAATCGATATGGTAAATCTTGACTATAGCAAAATCACAAACATAGAGTTCGATGGGATCGACCACTCTGACTATCCTGACTACTGCGATGCATACATCGTATCTGCAGACTACGACGGACAACCAATGACCGAAGAACAGCTCGAAGAACTTTGCGAAGACGGAGACTTCGTTTACGAATCTTTAATGAATTACCTAAACTAAGATACTATGAATTTACATCAACTTAAAGAAGAAACCAAAAAGTTCGTAGCAGAGAACCCCGATCTTAAAGACGAAATCTTAGACTTCTATTACTTAGCGGTCTCAGAGATCGAAGAAGGCGGTTCGGAATCGCACGAATGTGATCTGGCGTACAACGACATGGTAGAACTAATCAAAGAAAGCAAATGATTGACAACTTAGACATAATCAAACCTCTCTTAAACTACTCAGAGCCTGGGGACTTCTACATGCTTTACGTTTTCAAGCGCAAGAAGGACCAGCCTGAGGGTGAACGAGACAATCACCAGTCAGTTCGTACTATCAAGACTTACTGCATCGAGAGCATCGACCACTTGGAGCGCCGCTACGACGAGATCAAACAGCTGTGTGAAATGTTCAAAGCTCGCGCGTACATTCACGTCCAAAAACAGAACCACTCTGAGGTTTCTTTGAACATGCTCGCCGACTTAGCGATCCGCATCAAGAACGGGAGCCACAACCAGAAAGGTCTGTTCGACTCGGTCGTTGGACAAATCAAGACCGGGGAAAAGAGATGGATCGTCGACATCGACACCAAAGACGAGATCGTAGTTCATCGAGTGGCTCACATCGTAGACGGAGTAAGACCAGACGGTCCTAAGATCGAAGCGGTCATTCCTACCAAGAACGGCTACCACTTCATAACCAAGCGCTTCGATGTTCTGGAGTTCAACAAGAAGATGAAACCTTACGGAGAAGTTCCCGACATTCAAAAAAAGAACCCGACTCTGCTCTACTTGCCTGAGAGTCTATCGTGAAACTATAGCAACCTAATGAATAAAATCAATATATGAAACAATTCTATCAAATGATATCCGACCGAGTATCAAAACCGACCGGAGCTGATGTGACGATCGCAATGATCATCACGATCTTAATCGGCAACTTGACTGGAGAAGTAGTCAGCCGAGAATTCAATTCTTACCTGCAAGCAGGCATGATGTTTGGTACTCTTTTCGTAGGAGTCCTAACAATACGCATGACAGCAGTCTACATTTACAATTACATTAACCAAAACCAAAACCAATAACCATGATTACAATCATTTTACTCTTGGCATCAATCATCATCTCGGTCATGATGGGTGTCCGCTCTTACAAGAAAGCCTACGCCTCAACCGAAGCTGACCGCTATGGAAACCGCGAAGTCAGTGGGTCCTGGATGGTCAAGCCAATCGTCTTTGGGATCGTAGGGATCATCATTTCCTTTGTTCAGCCTTACGCAATTGAACGAGTAGACGCTGGCCACAAAGGCATCAAGGTCAACCTAACAGGAAACGATCGAGGTGTGTCCAACTACCAATACAAAACAGGGTGGGTAGTCTACAACACTTGGATTGAGCAGATGCTGGAATTTCCTACCTACCAACAACACATCGACTACGATGCTCAAGAAGTTATCACTAAAGGTGGTTTCTCTGCGACTATCAAGCCCAGCTTCAACTATTCTTTGAAACCAGATGCGATCGGAGACATGTTTGTGAACCTCCGCTTAAACATCAAGGAAGTCGAGCAAGGTTGGCTCAAGAACGCAATCGTATCTTCAGTCAATGACGTAGCCAACCGTTGGGAAGTCGACCAAATCTTTAACGACCGTGAAGAGTTCGAGGCAGCAATCATAACCGAGTGCAATAAGCGAGTCGCGAAATGGTTCATGGTAAGTCAGTTGAGAACCAACATCATACCTCCTAAATCTCTACAGGCTGCGATCGAATCCAAGACCAAAGCGGTCCAAGAAGCACAGGCTGCGATGCAACGCAAACTTGTCGCTGAGGCCGAGGCTCAAGAGAAAATGGCGATCGCTCGTGGTGACTCTGCTAAGTTGATCATCGGAGCTACCGCCGAAGCACAGTCTATGAAGATCAAACAGAGAGAACTTACAGCTCAGTACATCGAGTTCGTCAAGTGGTCACGCTGGAACGGGGTCATGCCTTCTACCATCGCTGGGAACAGCGGAACTCTACTAAACATAAAATAACTCACAAATTGTTAATAACTTCCCGGGCAAAAATTTGCTCGGGAAGTTTGTTTTG